ATAACCAAAATAAAAGCTTTACTACCAATCAAAGTTCTTACTAAATACGAACTTAAAGATAGGTTTATAATAAACGGAGAGAGTTATAAGATAAACTCAGTTACCTCTAATTTATTAAATGGTAATAGCGAAGTTGAACTAATAGAAGATATATAATCATGATAAAAAATATAATAGACTTACTTAATGCTTCTGATTGGTTAATTGGAGATGAAGATATAGATTTAGCTAAAGGCAAATACAAAGCACCTATTACATACAAAGAGTTAAAACAAACATTGCAAAGACATAAAACATACAACTAATGGCGGATTTAACTAAAATAATTAACATACAGGTTAATTTTGGTGAAGGCAAGATTAAAATTGACAATCTAACGACAAGCATAAATAATCTTGACAAAGCCAAAAAGAACTTAGGAACTACAATAGTAGGTGTCTTAAATCCTGCATTTAATAGAACTGAGCAAGTTATAAAGGATGAAATAGCTGCTTTAACTAAAAATAGAGCTGCTATAGCTTCTACTTCTATTCAGTACATGATGTTTACTGATAGAATAGAGGAGCTTAACTTAGAAATGACCAAGCTTCAAGGTAAAGCTCTTCAAAATGCCACAAAAGGAGTTGGTGCTTTAGGTTCAAGCTTTAAGAATCTTAGAAATGACTCAGGATTAGCCTCTCAAACACTTGTTGAAGTTGGTAGGACTATCTCTGATGCTAACTATGGATTTACCGCTGTAGCAAACAACTTGTCTCAATTAGGATATTATTTTGTTAGCTTAATAGACCAAAGTAAAGGGTTTACAGGAGCTATGAAGAGTCTTGGTAGCCAACTGTTAGGTGCGGGTGGTTTGATTATAGCGTTTCAGTTAGTTATATTCTTTATAGAAAAATACAGTTTATCTCAAAGGAAAGCAAAAGATGCTACTGAAGATTTAAATAAGACACTTCAAGAGCAAGCTACTAAACTTGACCTTTTAAGTAGAGCTGCTTATGGAGACCAAGACTACATAGATGCTTTAAAAAGAAACTTTAGTGAGTTAGGAGGCTATCTAAACAGCTTAAACGACTTAGAAAGAGAAAACTTTGAACTTGTTAAAATTGGTGTAGATGCTCAAAAAGATTTAATACAAGTAAGGATTGCTCAAAATGCAGAAAGAGAAAAGATAAAAGGTCTTGAAGAAACGATTGCAAAACAAACTTACGCTACATTAGAACAAAAACAAGAGCTTACTAATCTTAATTTAGGTTTAAATAAATTATACTTAGATGAATCTAAGCTTTTAAGAATATTAAACAGGCAAAAGACAGAAGGAGTTGACCTTACCTTAAAAGAAATAAAAGGTAGAAATAAATTATTTAAAGAAGGTATATTAGACTTAGCTCAATTAGAGGAAAGATATAGACAAAAGTCTTTGCAGGATGAGAGAACAACTCAAGAGGAGCTTATAGAAATTAGAAGAGAGGCTGCTATTGTTGATGCAAGGATTAGATATGCTACCTTCATAGACAAGGAAAGGATTCGTTATGAAAACTATATAGCAGAAGAAAAAGATGAAGCCAAAAGAGCTGATGCTACAATTAAGTTTCTAACATCTCAAGCTAACGCATGGCAAGAACACAACAATGTAATTTCAGCTATAAATGTAGCCTCTGATGTTGAGGGAAGGATTTTAGAGAGTAAGAAAACAGATGCTTTCATTCAACTTATAAATCAAAGAGAAGCTGCTGAAATATCTTCAAAAATAACATTAGCAACAAATGATTTAAACAGAATTGATGCAGGACTTGAATTAGAAAGACTTAAAACTGCTGACAGAATTAGATTAATAGAGGAAGAAAGAGATATAAGAATAAAAGCAGGACAAGATACCTACATACAAGACCAAAAAATAGCTAATGAAAGAGATTTATTAAAACAAAAAGAAGCTAAGTCATTTCAAGATGCCGAACAAGCTAAACTTGCTATTGCTAATCAAGTTGGCGAAGCTATTATAGCTATTGCAGGAGAAGGCTCTGCTGTAGGTAAAGCTGTTGCGGTTGCTATGGCTACAATGAACACTTATGAAGCGGTTACAGCGGCATTAGGAGCAAAACCTTATGGACCATGGAATATTGCTCAGGCAGCGGCAGTTGCTGCAATGGGATTTGTTCAAGTTAGGAATATACTTAAAACGGAAGTACCATCACCTAAAGGGGGTGTAGGAGGAGCTGCTGCAGCACCATCTATACAGCCACCTGACTTTAATATTGTAGGTCAGTCTGCAAGTAATCAATTAGCTTCTGCAGTACAAGGTCAATTTAACCAACCTGTAAAAGCTTATGTAGTATCTAAAGATGTATCTACAGCACAGGAGATGGATAGAAACATAGTATCTACAGCAAGTTTGGGTTAATAATAAAACAAAATCAATAAATTAAGTTATCATTTTATGAAGACTATTGAACTATATATAGACGAAGACAATGAGTTTAGCGGAATAGAGGCTATCTCTATCGTTGAGAACCCTGCTATAGAAGAAGACTTTATAGCATTAAACAGTCATGAAGTTAAGTTGGCTGAAGTAGATACTGAGAAAAGAATCCTTATGGGTGCTGCTCTCATACCTAATAAAAAAATATACAGAACTAATGGCGAAGAAGAATATTATATTTTCTTTAGCGAGGAAACTGTCAGGAAAGCTTCAGAGTTGTTTTTATCAAGAGGTAAACAAAACAATTCAACATTGGAGCATGATGTCGAATTAAATGGTATGTCAGTCGTAGAGTCTTGGATAGTAGAAGACTTAGATAAAGATAAAAGTAAGAAATACAATCTTAATGTACCAATAGGTACTTGGATGGTTTCTGTTAAGGTGAACAATGAACAAATTTGGCAAGAGTTTGTTAAGAGTGGTAAAGTAAAGGGGTTTAGTATTGAAGGGTTCTTTGCAGATGCTTCTAAAGATAGACCTAAAGAGTCTGTTCAAGAGGATTTCTCAGAGATGGAAGCTTTAGCTAAGATATATGCACTTGAGGAGTCATTCTTAGAGGCTCAGGGAGTAGAACTCGAATCTTATAGCGATTACCCTCAAGGAGCTGTAAACAACGCTAAGAGAGCCTTAAAATGGAAAAAAGAGAATGGTTCTTCATGTGGAACTTCTGTAGGTTGGACAAGAGCTAATCAATTAGCTAATAAAGAGCCTTTGAGTAGGTCCACTATTGCAAGAATGGCATCATTCAAGAGACACCAACAAAACAAAGATGTTCCTTACTCAGAAGGCTGTGGAGGAATTATGTGGGATGCTTGGGGCGGAAGTGCAGGTGTTAATTGGGCTATTTCTAAACTAAAGCAGATAGATGGCTAAAAAACAATCTGCGGTATCGGTTTATGAAAAACCATCTGTAAATAGAAAAGGTGTTCACGCTAAGAGTAAAACTTCTCAGTTGAAGTCTTCTAAGAATTATAAGAAACTATATAAAGGACAAGGATAATGATTAACGGATGGGAAATTACTGTAGGGTTCTACCATGGAATATTATTTGGAATAAGAAGCTACGACTATAACAACACAAATACAACCGACCATGTTTTGTATTTGCCTTTTGTAGATTTATGTTTAACAATATACAGAGAAGAAGATGCATAATAAAATGAAAGCTACTCCAAGTAGAACAAGTCCAAAATCATCTAAGAGAGCTTGTCTTTGTGATAATGGTACATATTCAAGGAAATGTTGCAAAGGTAACATTATAAATCAAGGTGTAGGTAGTGTTACATTTATACCTGAAGACTAAGAAAAATACAACAATATTAAATACTCTTAGTTAACATAACATATTGTAATTAATTAACAATTAAATATATGAAAACCACAGAACTTGTAGAAAAACTAAAGAATGTTTTCCTAAGTGAAGAGTCTGTTGAAACTCAGCCTGAAGTACAGGAGGAAGTTCAATTAGAAGCTACACAGGAAGAAGTGGTAGAAGAAACTCTTGCTGAAGAAATGCCTGCAGAAGATATAGCTGAAGATGCTATTGAAGATGTAGCTGACGAAGTAGAGAAATACGCTACCAAAGAAGAATTAGCTACTGCTGTTGCTGAAATGAAAGCTATGTATGATGCCATTATGGAGAATATGTCAACAGAAGCTGAAAGTGAAGTACCTGCAGAATTAAAAGAAGATTTGTCTGCTCAAGAGCCTGCTGCTCAACCAATGTCTCACAACCCTGAAGCTATGGTAGAAAAAAGACAAGTAAATCTTTATGGACAAAACAGACCACAGACAACATTAGACTCTGTGTTTGCAAAAATTAATAAACAATAAACTAAATAAACACAATTAAAAATGGCTACAACTACTAACATTACTACTACTTACGCAGGTGAGTTTGCAGGTAAATATATCTCTGCTGCTCTATTATCTGCTTCTACTATTGAGAATGGTGGAATTACAGTAAAACCAAATGTGAAGTACAAAGAGGTAATGAAAAAATTATCCACAAATGACCTTGTTGCAGATGCAACTTGTGATTTTGCCGCTACTTCTACTATTACATTAACTGAAAGAATCTTACAACCTGAAGAGTTTCAAGTAAACTTAGAATTATGTAAGAAAGACTTCGTATCTGATTGGGAAGCTGTACAAATGGGATATTCTGCATTTGACAACTTGCCTCCAACTTTCCAAGACTTCTTAGTTGCACATGTTGCTGCTAAAGTTGCAGAAAAAACAGAGAACACAATTTGGTCAGGAGTTAACGCTACTGCAGGTGAATTTGACGGATTAGTAACTTTAGCTACTGCTGATGGTACTGTAATTGATGTTGTTGGTGCTTCTATTGCCGCAGGTGGTGTTACTGCTGCAAACGTAATTGGTGAGTTAGGGAAAGTTGTTGATGCTATTCCTTCTGCTGTTTATGGTAAAGAAGACTTATACTTATATGTTTCTCAAAACGTAGCAAGAGCCTATGTAAGAGCATTAGGTGGATTCGGAGCTGCAGGATTAGGTGCTAATGGTACAAACGCTCAAGGTACTCAATGGTGGAACAACGGAGCATTATCTTTTGATGGTGTAAAAATCTTTGTTGCAAACGGATTGGGAGATAACTACATGATGGCTGCTGAGAAATCTAACATCTTCTTCGGAACAGGATTGCTTTCAGACCATAACTTAGTTAAGGTTATTGACATGGCAGACTTAGACGGAAGTCAGAATGTTCGTGTGATAATGCGTTACACAAGTGGAGTACAGTACGGAATCGGTTCAGACATCGTTCTTTATACTCCGGTAGCTTAATAATAACTATAAATAAGACAAAGGGGTAGGTAAGCCGCAAAGCCTGCCTGCCCTTTTTTCATAACAATAACCTTAAAATATATAACAAATGGCTTGTGATTTAGCAATAGGTAGGGTAGAACCTTGCAAAGATAGCGTTGGTGGGTTGAAAAACTTGTACTTTGTTAATTACGGAGATTTAGGAGCAATCACTTATGATGTAACTAATACTGATGTAATTGATGCAGTAGCAGGAACACCTGACGCTTACAAATATGAAATTAAAGGAGCTTCTTCTTTTACTCAAAACATTCAATCAAGTAGAGATACAGGAACGACTGCATTTGAGCAAGTAATTGAAGTGACTTTAAAGAAATTAACAATAGCTGACCATAAAGAACTTAAAATCTTAGCTTTTGGAAGACCTCATGTTATCATTGAAGATAATAATGGAAACTACTTTTTAGCAGGTTTAGAGCATGGTGCAGATGTAACAGGTGGTACTATCGTAACAGGTACTGCAATGTCTGATTTAAGTGGTTACACACTTACTTTAACAGGTATGGAGAAAGCTCCTGCTAACTTCTTAGGAGATACTCCTACAGCAGTTGGATTTACTGTAGTTAGTGGTTCTTAAACATAGTACTTAAACATAGTAGAGGGATGGTTAGATTAATTTCTTTCCATCTCTTTTCTTTTGTGGGTATATCAAAATAAAAACAAAATTTAACTTTTCAGTTATCATATTATGATAAGATTACTACCTGATACAGAAGCTCAAACAATTGCAGTTGTTCCAAGAGAGTTCCCTACTGAGGAGGTTGCTTTTGAGGATGTTACTTTAGTTATAACTGAGGATGGTACAAATATATCTGAAACTATTGAAGACATTGTGGCTGAAGTTCCCGATAACAACAGCAACTATGTTTACATGGATATAGCTTTCTCTATTTTAAGAGAGGGTTATGGTTATTATTTAGAGTTCACAAAGGGTGGTGAGTTGTGGTTTAGAGATAAGGCATACGCAACTGCTCAAATAGATAAAACTGTTAAACATACTTTAAACACAAATGAGTATGAGGAATATAATGGCTCAGGAAGCGATTATATCATTTTATAACAATACTTATGGCTAAAAGAAGAATAACATTAAATAACAACGTAAAACCTGCTAACAAGTTTAGTCAAGGGTCTGTAAGGGTTGTTAATCTTTCAGGATATGCTGCTCCTGAGATAAAGGAGGTATATGGAAAGGATTGGGTTCAGTATGGAGAGAACAACGATTACTTTGATAGATTAATTGACAGATACTTAGGTAGTCCAACCAATTCAGGTTGTATTAATGGTATTGTGGAGATGATTTATGGTAGAGGTTTAGATGCAACTGACTCAGATGTTAAGCCTGAGATGTATGCTAAAATGAAGCTTCTTCTTAAACCTAAAGAAATTAAGAAGGTAGTTAACGACTATAAGATGCTTGGGCAGTCTGCAATGCAGCTTGTTTACAACAAACAAAAGACAAGTATAGTAAAAGTACTACACTTTCCAATGGAGACATTAAGAGCTGAGAAAGCTACTGATGGTCAAATAAAAGCTTACTACTACCACCCTAAATGGTGTGATATAAAACCATCTGATAAACCTAAGAGAATACCAACTTTTGGTAATGGTTCTGATTCAGATGTTATTGAGTTGTTTGTAATTAAGCCTTACAAAGCAGGTTTTTATTACTATGCACCTGTAGATTATAATGGTTGTTTACAATACTGTTCTTTAGAAGAAGAGGTGTCTAACTATCATATAAACAACATTAAGAATGGATTGCAACCTTCTTTACTAATCAACTTTAATAACGGAGTACCTAATGAAGAGACTCAGGAGTTATTAGAAAGTAAGATATATGACAAGTTTAGTGGAACATCTAATGCAGGTAAATTCATACTTACATTTAATGACTCTGCAGAAACTAAAGCTGACTTAGAGCCAATACATTTACCTGATGCACATGCACAATATCAATTCTTATCTACAGAGAGTAGAGAGAAGATTATGATGGGGCATAGGATTGTTTCACCTATCTTAATGGGTATTAAAGACAACACAGGTTTTGGTAATAATGCAGAAGAGCTTAGAACAGCTTCTATTATCATGGACAATGTTGTTATTAGACCATTTCAGCAGGCTTTAATTGATGGATTTGATGAAATACTAAATTTCAACGGAATATTCTTAAACCTATACTTTATTACTCTACAACCTATTGAGTTTACAGAGTTAGATAACATCTCTACTAAAGTAAGGAAGGAAGAGGAAACAGGTGAGAAACAATCTTTATCATCTCAAGAGGAAGTTGAATTAAATGACTTCTCAGATGAAGATGGTGATGACTTACTTGAGCAGTTAGAGGACTTAGGAGAGGTTGTAAGCGATGAATGGGAGTTGGTTGATAGTCAACTATTAGATGGAACAGAAACCTCCTTAGAAGAGCTTAAAACAAGTTTAGCGAGTGTATCTAAAGATGATGCTAACCCAAATAAAGACTCTAAGCAAGATAATGCAGGATTTAAAGTAAGGTATGCTTATGGTCCTGTAAGGAATAGTGCGGGCAGTAGAGAGTTCTGCAGAAAAATGGAGGCTCTAACCCAAAAAGATATAGTATTCAGAAAAGAAGATATTGGCATGATGTCTTTTAAAGGAGCTAACAAAGAGCTTGGTCATAAGAAGCAAAACTACAGTCTGTTTCTTTACAAGGGCGGTGTAAACTGTAAGCACCTTTGGGAGAGAAGAGTCTATAAGAAAAAGGTAGGCAAGAATACAGAGGTAGAGGCTTCAGATGCTACTCAAGAAGGATTTGTTGAACCTACTAACCCAAAAGAAGTATCAGTAAGACCTGCTGACATGAAGAATGGGGGAGCTTATCCAAACACTAAAAAATAATTAATATGGCAAACAAAGCTCTATTTATAGGATTAGAAGAACTTAAACGCAAGTCCATTATTGATGGAAATGTGGATAATGATAAAATTATACAATTCATTGAAGTAGCACAAGACACACATATTCAAAACTACTTAGGTGGAAAGCTATACAATAAATTACAAACTTTAATATTAAACGGAACTATATCGGATGTTGCAAATGCAAACTATAAAAACTTATTGGATGATTATATCAAGCCTATGCTTATATGGTTCACTCAAAGCAACTACCTTCCTTTTGCGATGTATCAGATTAGTAACGGAGGGGTTTACAAACATCGTTCAGAAAACTCGGAAACTATTTCATTGGAAGAAATGAACATGATGTTAAACAAGGTTACTGAAACTGCTGAGTTTTATACAAGGAGATTTGTTGATTACATGGGGTTCTATAGTCAACTATTTCCTGAATATAATCAAAGTACTAATGGAGAGATGTACCCCGACAAAGATGTAAACTTTCATTCTTGGGTATTGTAATGCAAAAAGGAGAAATTAAAACATATAAGCCTAAAAAGAGTAATATAATAAAGTTAGAAGCTTATTTAAAACAAATTAGCAAAAATGGCAAACGAAATAAGTTGGGGAAAGATATACGAGAGTAGTTGGTTTGGAGAAGTGAACGCTACAAACGGATGGGGAATAGCATATCCTTCTGATGCAGATGGCAGTACTTTTAGGGCAGATACTACTTTAGTTTTAGCAGACACTAATCAATATACGGCAGACCAAACACAATACTAATAATAAAAAAACAAAATGGCACAACAAACAATTAATATCGGAACGGTTGCTAATGATGGTACAGGAGACCCATTAAGAACCGCATTTGACAAAGCAAACGACAACTTTACTGAATTATATGGATTCGGTGGAGATATTACAGGGGTTACCGCAGGAACAGGATTAAGTGGCGGTGGTACTTCGGGTGATGTAACACTATCGGTAGCTAACGATGGAATTACACCCGCTCTAATTTCAGAAAGGTATAAGGGAGATATAAATGTTGGAGCATTAACATCAGGAACAACAACTTTAGATTTTTCTAATGATGCAACTTTTATTATGACTAACAATACAACTGCTACTTTAACTTTTTCTAATTTAGCGGCGGGAGATGTAAAAAACCTTTTAATTACCGCAGGAGCAAGTGGTACTTCTACTTTAGCTTTTGATACTTCTTTCGGAGGTGCAAGGTTAGTGGGTACAGGAGAGTATGACCCTACTGATACTGCAGTAAACTTTATACAAGTAGTTATGGTTACACCAAGTACTGCTTATATATCAATTACACAATCACCATCAATAATATAATTATGAAAGCAAGATTAGAAAACGGAAAAATAAAAGTATATTCTTTTGTGCCAAATAAATTTGAAGCAGATGGAATTTTAGTAGTAGGAGGCGGTAAAAACCTATCAGATGAGCAATTAAAAGAGTATGGCTTTTTAGATGTAGTTA